ACCGGGAGAGCCGGTATAAAAATCTATGGAGGTAAAGAAGAATGGAATGGTTACAGAAAATTTTATCAAACGCGGTTTACACACAGGATGGGAAACTGGATGTAGAGGCGACAATGAAAAAAATCAATGAAGAAGCTTCGAAGCATATCGTCTCAAAAGAACAGTATAACGCAAAGATCAAAGAACTTGATGCGGCGAACGGGACAATTAAACAGCTGAAAAAAGATGCTGAGGACAATCCGGATCTGCAGAAAGCAATTAAGGATCACGAGGCTGCAGTGAAAAAGCTACAGGCTGAACATGCGGAAGAAGTTAAAGGAATGAAAATTGATTCCGCAATCGACAAGCTTTTAGCTAATAAAAAAGCGAAATATCCTGAGCTTCTTTCAGGAAAATTTGACCGGGCAAAGATCCAGGTCACAGATGACGGGAAAGTGATTGGACTGGATGAACAGATGAAAGAGATTGAAAAGAATTACAAAGACATGTTCGGTCAGACCATCACTGGAAAACCGCCGGTAAACCCGGATGGAGGCGCAGGCGGCAAAGTAAACACGTTTGAATCACTTGTCAATAATGCAGATAACATGACGGCCGAAGAAGTGGCTGCGCAGTTTGAAGCTATGGCAAAACAGCAGTAAGAAAGAGAGGATGAAAAATTATGTCAGTTGATAATTTTAAACCGACACTGTGGGAGGGAGCACTGATTGCAAACTTCCATTCCGTGTCAATCGCGGATGTGCTGGCAACTCCGCCGTCAGAGATCAAAGGTGACAAGGTAATTTTTAACCGTATTGGGGCGGGAACTCTGAAAGATTATACGGGAATAGTAGACTGGGATGATATCGAAACCACACCCGTAGAGATGACGTTCGATAAGAAAAAGTATTTTGCATTTGCGCTGGATGATGTGGATAAGGTTCAGTTGAAAGCAGGTGTGATGACATCTACAACTCAGGAACACTCTGCATTTATTGCAGAACAGTACGACAAAGGTGAGAATATGGGCATCAGAGACAGACCGTGAACCGGTCTTATTTTTATGCATATCTTTATAGAAGGGAGACAAAAATGCCGGACACAGTTATAGTTGCTGTTCTTTCTCTGATCGGTACACTGATCGGGAGCTTCGGCGGTACCCAGCTTATAAAGTACCGGATAGAACAGCTTGAGAAGAAAGTCGAAAAGCATAATTCTGTGGTGGAAAGGACGTATCTTCTTGAAGAAAAAGTAAAAGTGGCCAATCACAGGATTGAAGATCTGGAAAGAAAGGTGGAAGAATAATATGTTTAAAAATTGCGTATTTAAAGTATCTGTAAATACGAAGAAGTGGCTGAAGGCCGCAGGCATAAGGGCAGTAAAGACAGTGGCTCAGGCTGCCATTGCAGGGATCGGCACGGCGGCAGTGCTTGGCCAGGTGGACTGGAAGTATGTAGTATCTGCGTCGGTGCTGGCTGGAGCAATCAGCATACTGACGTCAATTGCCGGTATTCCGGAAGCAGGTATAGAAGATTCGAAAGAAGCTTAACAGTTGGATGTGTTGCGACGTCGCAACGGAAAGGAGTAGAAGAATATGGTACATATTTTTATTATTGCAGGACATGGAGACGGAGACCCGGGAGCATCCGGAAACGGATATAAAGAATATGAAAGAGTTCGTGCGCTGGCAAAGAAGATAAAAGCGTACGGCGGCGACAATGTTACAGTCGGAGATACAAGCCGGGACTGGTATAAGGATAACCTGATCAGTTCTCTGAACATCTCAAAAGACTGGCAGATTGTAGAGCTGCATATGGACGGAGCATCTGCATCCTCTGCCCGCGGCGGCCATGTTATCATTAATTCCGGATATGATCCGGATAAATATGACAAGGCCCTGGCAGAATTTATTTCTGGTATTCTTCCGGGCAGAGCCAGTACAATTGTAAAACGCAGCGATCTGGCAAATCCAAAACGGGCGGCCGCGAAAGGATATCCCTACCGCCTGCTTGAATGCGGG